ACCGGACTCAAGCCGCACCGACGCAAGCGCAGCAGGAAGTGACGTGGACCGCAGGGAGCTGCTGCGCCGCGTCGAACTGACCATCGCCCGGCGCGACAAGGAGGCGCTTCCGCTCTTCGAGCCGCAGCCGCAGCAACTTCCGATTTTCCAGTCGCAGGCGCGCCGACTTCTGATCCGAGGCGGGAACAGGTCGGGCAAGACGCTCTGCGGGGCGATCCGCGTGGCCGACTGGGTGTGCGGCTACGGGCGGTTCGGCGTCGCGCGCGACCCGGACATCCGCGTGCTCTGCATCTCGCTCGACTTCTCCCTCATGAGCGAAAACGTCTACCGCAAGCTCTTCGAGCCCGGCGCGTTCGAGTTCTGCAAGACGTGCGGAACCGTGCGGCACCTGTGCGTCTGCGAAGGCGACTGGAAAGAGCGCGCGCGACCGGCCGACGCCCTCATTCCTCCCCGGCTCGTGAAGGAGTTCGCCTGGCTCGACAAGCGCCGCGGCATCCCCGCGAAGGCGTGGCTCAAGACGGGCGCGACGCTCGACTTCCGCTCCACGGACCAGGGACGCGCGAAGTTCCAGGGTCCGATGTGGGATCTCTTCTGGGCGGACGAGGAGGCGACGAACGACGAGGACATCATGAACGAGATCGAACGCGGTCTCGTGGACCGGCAGGGGTACGGCCAGATCACCGCGACCCCGCTCGCGGCGAGCCTCACGATGGTCAACTGGAGCGAACGCGCGGGCGAGGAGAAGGCGGAGCGCGAACTCGCGGCGCACGAAGGCCGGTCGCAGGAGCCGGTCTACTACGAGGAGGTCCAACTCTACACCGACGAGAACAAGGCGTTGGCCAAGGACGCGATCCGGCGCTTCTTCGACGGCATGGGCGAGGAGGAGGAGGGGGTGCGCCGACGCGGCGACTTCCTCGTGCAGCAGGGCCTCGTCTACGGCCGCGAGTTCCGCAAGGACCTGCATGTCGTGGACACGTTCCAGGTCCCGCTCGAATGGACGGTCTACGAGATTCAGGACCCCGGGCACGCCGCCGCCTTCGCCACGCTCTACTGGGCCGTCTCGCCGGAGGGCGATCACGTCGTCTTCGACGAACTCTATCTGCGGCGACAGGACATTCCCGACGTGGTGAAGCAGCAGAAGCGACTTCTCGGGGGCGAGAGTCCGGCGCTCGGCTCGTACCGGAGGCCGCAGCGGTCCATCGTGGACCCGGCCGCGCTCCAGGTCGGACCGGGCATGAAGGGCCGTTGCGTCCGCGACCAGATCCACGCGGAGCGCAAGAAGCAGAACCACGTCTGCTACGAAGGCGAGTGGAAGACCTATCTCGCCCACAACGAGGTCCAGGCGGGCATCTTCGCGGTGAAGGCGCTCTTGAAGCCGAAGGAGGACGGCAAACCTCGGTTGACGGTGATGCGCCACTGCGCCCACTTCCTGCGGGAGTTGAGGCGCTACCGCTGGCCGCGTCCGCCGGCGGGCAAGGATCTCGTGGAGAAGTCCGGGCCGATCAAGAAGGACGACCACTTGATGGACTGCTGTAGATACGGCGCGCTGGGGCGTCTGGAGCACGTCCCGGTGCATCTGCGCCCGAACTGGGGTGCGAACCCGAAGTTGGCGAAGTCGATCCGGCGTATCCGGGAGGAGCAGCGGACGAAGCGCCTGGAGAAGCAGCAGGCCGCGTTCTCGCTGAGTTGAACCCATGGCGAACCAAGGACCCGAAGACTCGCCCGGACCCGCCGCCGCGCTCGCGAACCCCGAGGAACGCGACTACGGGGACGGGTTCTCGGAAGAGGAGCACCGCATCCTCGCGCAACTCTGGCGCGACATGATCCGCGCCGGGCTCGCGCACCGGAAGACGTTCAAGGACGACTACGAGATCTCCAAGAAGTTCGCCTACGGAGACCACGAGTTCATGTACGAGGACGCGATGCCGGACGCGTCCTTCAAGGCGACCGTGCCGAAGGTGTGGGAGTTCATCTGCGTCCTCGGTCCCTTGCTTCAGTGGGGCAACCCGCACCGGAACGTGCGGGTGCGCTTCGAGAAGCCGGAGGACCCGCGCGCCCCCTTCGTCGCCGTGATGAAGGACCTGCTCAACTACTCCGTGAACGAGCTGAACCTCGCGCGCCAGGCGCGCGAGTGCGTGGACGAGGCGTTCATCGGCATGGGCGTGATGTGGCTGGAGAAGGACCGCCACACGGGCCTGTTCGGCCACTTCCACGACCAGGCGCTCAACCTCGTCGTGGACCCGGACGCGGAGACGATGGAGGACGCATGGTGGATCGCGCGCCGCCACATGATGCCGCGGTGGGAGTTCGCGGGACTGGTCCGCGCGTCGCTCGACGACAAGGACCTGCCCTCGCACGGTCGTCCGTCCATCCTCGACTCGGCTGCGGGCGCGGAGATCGTGGAACGCGCGAGCGACGAGGACGGAGGCGGCGAGTTGGACCCGAGGCGGACGGGAAAGTCGAACGACCTTCTCTGCGTCTACGAGGTATGGTCGAAGATGGGCGTCGGGTGGCGGGCGAAGAACGTGCCCGAGGCGCTGTTCGAGAAGGCGAAGCGAGACGACCAAGAGGACTACTGCCACTTCTACGTCGTCCCGACCTCGCCGCGCCTCTGGGGCTACGCGCCCGAGTGGCCCGTCCCGCTCTGGGCCGACAACGACTGGCCGTGCGAACTCCTGTGGTTCAAGAAGAAGGCGGACTACGTCTACCCCGTCCCGCTGATCAAGCCCGCGCTCGGGCTCCAGAAGGCCATCAACTGGATCGTCACGTTCATCTGGCAGAAGCTACGCACCACGTCCAAGGACTTCATCGTCGTCCCGAACGAGTTGGACGAGACGGTGCGCGAGAAGGTGACGAGCGGGCAGGACTTGGAGGTCATCCCGATCAACAGCGCGGACCTCCAGGAACGCGACATCAACAAGTTGGTCGGGTTCCTCCAGCACCCGCAGGCGAACCCGGACCTGTGGCGCTACCTCGACATCGTGCTCAAGTTGTTCGAGCAGAACACGGGGCTCTACGCGGCGCTCTACGCCCAGCCCGGACAGGCGGAGCCGCGGAGCGCGGAGGCGTCGAAGAACCGGGAGGCGCGCGCTGACATCCGGCCCGACGACATGCGCGAGAAGGTCGAGCAGATGCACACGCGCATGGCGCGCAAGGAGGCCATCGCCGCGCGCTACTTCTACACGCCGGACTTCGTGGCGGAGATCCTCGGGCCGGAGGCCGGGCAGGCGTGGGGCGGGTACGCCAAAGGCGACCTCCGCCGCGTCATGCGCGAGTACGACTACCGGATCGAGGCTGGGTCGATCACGAAGCCGGACCTCCGTTCGGAGAAGGACACCGCGTTGGAGATGTTCGACCGGATGATCCAGTTGGCCGCGCCGGCTGGAGACTTCGAGGCGGCAAACAAGTTGATGTATAACCTCCAGAGGGCGCATAACGTACTGGAGGCGGACATGGTTCTCCTCAACCCGCCGCCTCCCAAGCCTCCCGAGGAAGACCCGGCGATCCAGGAGAAGATGCGCGCCGAGGCTGCCAAGGCCGACCTCGCCGAGATGAAGGTCAAGGTCGAAGGCGTCAAGGCCCAGATGGGCGCGAAGGCCCAGCAGGTCAAGATGCAGGGGGACATGGCGAAGCAGCAGATGGACCTCGCTGGCAAGCAACTCGAACTCAAGCAGAAGGCCATGATGGGGATGCCGCAGGGCGAGGCGGAGGCAGGGGAAACGGTCGCCGTGAGGGGCGGGAAGGCCGTGAAGGCGTAGATGCCCTTGCCGCAGTCCCCCGGAGCCCCTATACTCTGTGGCGTGCCCGGATTGGCCTACGACGTGAAGCGTCTCGACGGGGCGCAACGAGCCCTGTACCGGACCAGCGTCCGCAAGGGCAACTCGAAGGCATTCGCGCTCATGTGCGCGACGCAGTGCCCGCCTGGCGGCGTGTTCGCGGACGAGCGGTGGCGACTCTCGGACGAATCCAAGTCCTTCCGCCGCAACGTCCCGCCCGGCAAGTACCAGACCGGCCTCGCCCGCTACCCGGGCGACCCGC